CCAGCCGCCCATTTACCACAAATAAAAAAGCCTTCACTGCGGAAGGCGTCTGTAACAACCGAACTGATAGTCTGCCAGACCCGCCATAACCAGCTGGGTCAGTATTAACTGGCAGCGTTCGCGTGAAAGGTAAGTATTCTGCGCTATCTCCCCGACTGTCGCCGGTTCGGTAACGCTTAATTCATTAAACACCACTCTGGCGGTTTCTGTCATATCCTGCTGTTTTAGCATGTCTTTTTCCCTTTTCCGGTTAACGTGACACACCAATAACTCTTGTCGAAAAAGCCAGCAAGCTGAAAGACAGGTATTCACCGCCACCAGCGCGTTTACTGTACTGACGCGATTTCAGTCATAAAAAACCCGCCAGGCGGCGGGGTGTAAAAAATCTTCTAACGTCAGGCATAAAACGCCCATCGTTAGAGCAAATTTACCACAGATTCGGGAAAAATCAACAACACTATCGCGTTACCCTCTTTAACTGCCGCTCCGCCCATGCCTCTTCAATGTCAAACCGAACCACCAACGTATCGTAAAAGCGTTTCACTGATTTTTTCCACGTATCAAGCGTGATAGCACTCGTCACTTTGCATATGGCATTAAATGCCTCCGTTGATGGCAGCCTTTCACAGCCACGACCACCACAACGCTGGCAGTCTCTGATAACAGGCATACCACGTTTTACCGACTCTTCACGATGAATGGCGACACCACGCCCACGGCAATCCTTACAGGCGGTGGAAACCTCACCCTTTCCGCCACACTCCGGACAGGCAACTTTTACCACCTCCCGATTTTTTTTCCATTCTTCCCAGTAAGACGGATACACACCTTTCGTACACTTTGCCCATACCGGCGGCTTACCATCCGGATACTGGACCTTGTTTGTAAAAACTACGCTTTCAATAAATTTTTCCCCATAGCAACAAGGGCACTGCTTTTTACTCGCTGCGCTGCGGGCATAATCCTCAAAAGCGTACGAAGCCATAATGCGCATCACTACCGGTTTTATTTCTGCCGGGAGTTTTCTTAACGCCGCCACGCGATCACACCGACTGAGTGCATATTCTGTCAGCAATTCTGTTGCCCGCTCTCTGTCATTCATACTAATGCCCATTTTCCCAAGGAACGCAGAAAACCCCATCTCAGCCCGATTCTGTGTCATGCCCTGCGCGGCCATCACATCAGTGATACTCAGCGCATCTTTCGACGTTGAGGCCGATGCATCAGTCAGGCCGGGGGATTTTGGGGAGTAGTATTTCGGTAAATCTTCCAGTTTCATTTTTTGACCTGCCCTTCAAGCATTATGGGGTAAATCTTCACCCCCAGACGTCCACCAGATACTGGCTGAGCACGAACGATATTGATTTCATCAAACTGCTCATCGTCCATTAGCAACCCCGCATGCGTCAGCGCATCCAGCGGCGCTTTCAGAATATTGTCCAGGTCACGGCGGCGCTTATCCGGTGGTTCTGCAATAATTTTTATTGCCAACCTTCCGGACAGGCTTAATTTCAGCCGCTGCTGGCGAACAATAAGCGCCACTGCCCGGCGATAACGCTCCCCGGCTTTTGATACAAAATATGTGCTGCCACGACGACGCCAGTAAGTGTTCACCGTTGGCGGGTAAGGCAAAACAAATTCTATGCGTTCAGTCATTTATGCTTTCCACTTCAGAACACCCGAATTTCTCGCGTGCATTAAAAAACGAATCAGCAACAACAGCTGGCTGCCGTGTTTTTCTTCAAAATCTTTTACCCCGGCGTGTAGTTCGCTATGGCATTTACGGCACAGCGGAATAACAAACAAATCGTCAGCCTTTGTTCCCATCCCTCCCAGTCCATGACCAATGATGTGATGCGGATCATCTGCCTGATTACCGCACGTCATGCATTTCTGCGTTTTTACCCAGCGCGTGTATACAGGCATCTCTTCCCGTTGTGGTTTCTGGCGCTGGAGGTACTGAGCCGGAGACTCCGGATCAACGGCGATGCTTACTAACGTCTTTTCCTGGGGTGGGGGCTGTTGCTGGTGGACGTGAAGTGGAAGCGCAATATTTTTTGTGCGCTGCTTCAGTATGCTGATGGCTGTCTGTTCTCCCGGTACGATGTCACTCTCACGGTATACGGAGCGGATTGTTTCCACCGGTAATCCCAGCGAACGACGCGCTACTGCCTCAGGTAGTGCATCCACCACCTGATTGCAGGCCGCCCACCAGGATAATTCGGCCAGCGATAACTCCCTCTCCTGCGTACCGCTTATTGCGTGACCGATGACGTCAATCATCCAGGCAACCAGATTCTGCTGAGCAAGTTGATCGAGTGATTCTGATGTCTGGTTGCGCAGCTGGTTGTCACAGTGCCAGCACAACACCATCGCGCCGGTACCGTAACGGTGAATGACTGTTTCGCTGTGATGATAATCGCCGTGTGGCCACTGGCAGGATTTCACGTGACGTAATAACCAGTCAGACAGTGCACCTGCACCACCTGCTGCACGAATTACCCGCTCATCGCTGAAAAATGGTAGTAATGTTTTATCCTCAGCCAACGGCTGGCTAACGGCTGCAACGACGCCGGACGGAAGACTGCGCATGTTTTTGGGTTCCGGTTCCACCAATATTCTGCCGTTATGGAATACTGACATTGATTCACGGCCTGGCTTAACGATAACCAGACTGAGTTCCGGTACCAGAACAGGTCGAAGTAATACCCGCACGTTACCTCCAGATGCGTTGCTGATATGTGCGGGACGGACGCGGCGGGCGTTCGGAATAAGGGAGCCTGACGGAAATTATCCAGTGTCGGAAGTCAGGACTGAGGCCTTTCTGAAACTGGTATCCACGTCTGCGGTAATTCTGAATCAGCCACTCGGCCTGTTCTTCAGTGCATTGGTCATGCTGGTACCAGTCATATTTGAATGCGTGAGAGCGCCGTCCGTGTCTGCTGGCAGGGTCGGCATCAGAATTGTGGTGTTTGGTATTGTGCGCCATCGGTTGTCTCTGCTGGCGCAGCAGGTGCCAGTTGTTCAGGCTGGCTCACGTATTATAACTTATTCCCGAACTACCTTGAAACCGAGTCTTTCCAAGTATTCAATGAATGCCTCAACAGATAACACTACATGATCATCAGGAATTAACGCTGTGTAGGTAATACCCCCATTCTCAACGCGCACAGCATAGAGGCCATCTTCACTAAAAATTTCACGTAATTCTTCGATTTTCATCAACAGAATCCTTCCAGATAAATAGCACTCCCCCTGTTCGGGGTCCATCCCTCTTCTCCCTGCGCGCTACTTAAGTATTTTTGATTCTATTCTGGCACCGTCCAAAACTTCAAACACGTTGAAAATAAAAACAAAAAACCCGCCGAAGCGGGTATACTCAAACAATCTGGAAAATATTTCTTGGATTTGTAATAGGTCTGTTGATGGAGAACAACTCACGAATTAAATCTTGGCTCAAGCCAGTTTTCATAAGAATTCTTAGCCAGGTTGCATCATCCAGCATTTCAATCGCCTCGGCCAGCATGCCGGGTTCTTCAGGGCGCAAAAGTTCATCACCAGGTTCAACTCTCGTATACCCTCTGGAATTAAGATGCATATAGCCAGTTCTTGCCTGTTCCTGGGTCAATAAGCCTAATGCGCTGGCTCGATAAATACACATTTTAAGGCTGATTTTCCATCTAAGTTTAAATTCAACCAGAGCATTCCAGTCGAATTGCTTACCTCGTATTCGTGGAAATTCTTTAATGAAAGATAACCTGGGAACTAATAAGGCGCTCGAAAAGTGATCGGCTTGTGATTCCGTAAGTTTATCACCTGTCGTTATGCCCTCATGCATTACTAAATGCCCTAATTCATGACCTAAATCAGAGCGAAATCTACATATGCTTTTTTTAACATTGTTCCTGATGATAACAGGCCTGTTATTGTGAACAGTAAAAGCATCAACACGATCATCGACTCCCGTAACATGCGCAACGATTACCCCTAAACTCTCCGCCAATTTAACCATTGATGATATAGGGCCAAGACCTAAATTCCAGGCACGGCGACAATCTTCTGCCACTCGCTCAATATCATTCGGAGTAAGTAATTCAGCCCCTGGGTGCTCCGGTATGTTAACGTCAGGAAATTCGATTTCACCTTCAACAGCAGAAATTATAATATTAAGAATCTCAGCCCTGGCCAATACACTATTAGTCAGCGTTTGAGTCCTGGACTTCTTACTCCGAAAATGGCAGACATCACTTTCCAGAGCGTATTTTCGTTCAGTAAAAAGAAAACTGGACTTAATCATAAGCGCTGAAGATATTAACTCAAGACATTGCTCCGATGGCCTGCACCCCTTCTCCAGTTTGCTAACGAATTGCTTTGTCTTGCCAATTTTTTCGGCTAACTCTTCACAAGAAAGCCCAACAGCCATTCTCGCTAGTTTGAGCTTATCACCCCGATACTCAGTGAAGTTATTCACCTGATGTTCCATCACTGCTCACATCCAAATCTTTATCCTTCGTACGCCGACGAAGAGGCACCTTATTAATCTCCGCTTCGTCAGGGAGTGTGTTATAATCAAGAGGCATAAGCGGCATCGATGCTGTAGATTGATGAGAAACTATACTAATCTGAGCACCATAAGTATTAAATCCAACAAGAGCTACCTCCCAACGAGGCAGTGTGGACTCTAATTCACCATCGCCCTCTTCGGATAAAAAAGGCTCAGCTATGACTCGCCATGTAATATCTTGCTCAGCCTCAACATCACCAAACAATGAGAGCTGCTCATACTCTACTTTATTTCGACGCAGACGATGTTTCTTTTTGGGGTTATTAATGCAATCTTTGGTAAATTGTAGCGGAACTTTATTTAAAGCAACTACATAGTCCAACCCCTTGGAAATCATCTCAAGGCCAGGAATTGCATCTTCATTTTGAATAAGATGATTTCTGACCCAATCATAAGCCCTTACACCTTCAGACCAGTTGCTGTCTAATGCGTGCTTATGATAGTACAGCTGCTCAAGTACGTTAGCGATCTCCGCCAACAAGTGGCGAACATAGTTTTCAGCAAGATAAGGTTGAAATTCCCAACAAGGAGCTAACTGATTTTCATTCATTTCAAGTTTCGCTTTTTTTAGAATTCGTAAACCACATATTTTCGCATTTTTCTATTTTTGTCAACCAGACTAATGCAAAAACCCGCCGAAGCGGGTTAAGTGCGGGTGCGTTGAGGATGCCTGGCACATCAGAGGTGGCGGGAGATTACTCCCCCGCCGGGTCTCTTACTCCTCAGGTTCGTAAGCTGTGAAGACAGCGACCTCCGTCTGGCCGGTTCGGATTCGTACCTCGCAGAGGTCTTTCCTCGTTACCAGTGCCGTCACAATGACGGTTAAACAGATGACGATCAGGGCGATTAACATCGCCTTTTGCTGCTTCATAGCCTGCTTCCCCTTGCCTTTCGGCACGTAAGAGGCTAACCTACATTTGTGAGACATAGATTGGGCCTCAGATTAATGTTAAGCGTCTTGCAGGACGCGAAATGTTAACTGGGGCTTTTCTCTATCTGCCTTTCAGTGTTCATGCCTGAGACAGATAGCCTCAAGCACCCGCAGCCATTCTACTTAACTCACGTCACCTCGCCAATATGAAATCAATCAGAAAGGTGATCCATAAAATCACTCCTTCTCTTCTTTTCCGTAGTGGAGTTGGCCAATTTTGATAAGAGGGCGTCCCTGAGATTTGCGGTGTAGATTGGTATCGCGCAGAGAATACACACAGCCACAATATTCCTGCTGATAGAATTTTTCGCGCTTGCTGATTTCAATCATACGGGACGAGCCGCCCTGCTTGCGCCAGTTATAATCCCAGTACACCATACCCGGATAATGCGCAACAGCTCGCCGCCCACACTCGTTAACCTGCTGCATATTTTTCCAGCGTGAAATGCCCAGTGAACTGCTGATCACACTGAAACCATTTTCAGCAGCGTACAACGCTGTCCGCTCAAAACGCATGTCAAAACACATGGTACAACGGATCCCCCTCTCAGGCTCCCATTCCATTCCTTTGGCACGTTCAAACCAGTTGTCGGTGTCGTAATCAGCATCGATAAACGGCACGCCGTGTTGTTCAGCAAAGCGAATATTTTCATCCTTACGAATTAAATACTCTTTCTGAGGATGAATGTTCGGGTTGTAGAAAAAGATGGTGTAGTCGATTCCCGAGGCCTGAAGCGCCTCCATCACTTCACCGGAACATGGAGCACAGCAAGAGTGCAGTAGTAGTTTGTTTGCCCCGTTTGGGAGCTCCAATTTAGGCCGTTTGAAATCAGCAATAGTCATAAATATTTTTATTGGGGTCATGAAAATAGCACAGAGTGTAGCATCAGAGCAGGGCTATCGGGAATATATGTCTAAATCTGGTAATATCTGGTTTTGACGCAAAGCGGACAACCACGCTGGCTCTACCCTGCGCCATGAAAATGTCAATTCACATCTGAACTAATGCTCTTTAATCTAGTAACGTCTAAAATACCTAACATTTCCTTGATAAAATGCCAGTACACGCTGCATAGCTTCGCTCTTCCGGCACTCGCGACAGATTATGTTCAGGCGCCTGTCGTAGCGGCGTATTTCGCCGTCTGGTAACGACCAGATAAGGTCCGGATCAACCACTGCAGGTTTCTTCACCTTTGCCCTTGAGAGTTTTTTGCGAGCATTTTGCCAGTCCTTACGCGCCTGTTCAGACGGGAATAACCCGTAACCAGAGTTGTATACATCGCCACTGGCAACCAGCTCTCTGGCGAGAACACTCATCAGATATCTTGTCGCACCTGTCTTGGCTTCCAGTTGCCGCAACGTCTCGCGACCGCTCAGACGTACAAGTTCAACAACCTGCCCTTTAATTTTTTCCCGCTCTTCTTGTGTAAATACTTTTGCCATAAGCGCCTCCGGCAATCACTTTTCCGATACAACACGGCGGGAAGAATCAGTAATCTGTCGAACAATATCCCGGTGCTTGTTCAGCTCCCGCAGCGCGGCGCAGACTCGCTCCCACTTCTGAACATCACTTTTCGCCCTGCGCAGCGCCAGGTTTGCCCTGCGAAGGGACGGAAAAATCAGCTCATCTGCTTGCGTTTCGGTAAACGATGGCAACGGCTGCACAATGTCCGCCACAGTTTCTGTTTTAATTTCTTCCTGTGTTGCGGCTTCCCGGACTGGTAACGCAGCACCTGCTGGCTGAGGAAAGGCCTTACCATCACTTTCCGTTACCAGCGCGGCTTTCGGCTCTGCTGGTAAATTATCGCCCGGCATGCAGTAACGAAATTTACCGTTCTGATTAACGCGTGCCAGCCGCCCCGTTGCGGTTACCACCGCCAGCGTGGAAGCAACCTTGCGAGTACTGACACCGAACTTCCCCGCCAGTTCCTCACACGTTTTAGCCCCATCCTGACCGATAAACTCAATCATCATGTCTGCGGTAACTTTTTGTTCGACCTCCCCGGTCAGCATATCCTGTGCTTCAGATTTTACTGGCCGCTCTTCGGTTACCCGGGATTCACCTTCGCCAGCCAGAAACCAGGTGTGACCAGTTTTATCAACGACGCCTTTTCTTTTGAGTTCCCACAGCTCGTTGACAGCCTCTTCACGACTGATTCCAAGGCGAGCTGCCACCACATGTGAAGAGGCTTTTTTCAGTGCTTTCAGTGCGTCAGATACGGTTTCCATTAAAATTTCCTCCGGACAAAATTACTTCACAACCCTCATATTGCTGACATTTGGACGCCAGCTATCCCAGTTAAACGTCACCCATCGACCACCGTTCATGGTCATGCGGTCCATAATCCTCTCACCAAGAAGCGTACTCATTGCGGCATGATTCAGGTTTGTTAACATCCCGACACTGCACAGTGATGCTGTCCGGCGATCAATTATCTGGTGCAATACCACCTGCTCGTTTTTCGTCTCCCGCTGAACGCCTATTTCATCCAGGACCAGCAAATCAACCCCGCAAAGCTCCTGTAAAAATTTTTCCCCGGATTTGCCGTTGTCGTAGCTGTCATGCAACACGCTCATGACGTCAGACACGGTGACGATAATCACGCTGCGCCCCTTCACCATCAGCCGGTTGCCCATCGCCGCTGCAAGGTGATTTTTCCCGGTGCCGGTTTTACCGCTGAACACAAAATTCGTGCACCCGGTCATCAGTTCGTCAGCTATGGATTTGGCCTGGCTCAGCGCGTATTTTTGCCCGTCGTTCTGCACCTGATAATTTGCAAACGAGCATTTGCTGTGCAGAGGCTGGATGCCCGAACGATTCAGGATTTTTTCCACCCGCAACTGGCGATTCTGGCGGTTAATCTCCTCGCTGCGTTTTCGTCCTTCAGCAAGTTGCCATTCCCGCCACTCCGCCACCGTCCGGTACGGTGGAACCGACCCCTGTGGTGCAAGTCTGCGAATACGTTCAAGAACCCCAACTGCCGCAATGTTTTTCATGACACGTCACCCCCTGAATCCCGGCGGTATTTCAGTGTCCGGTTCAGAAATGTGATTCACGCAACGCTGCGCAGGCGAACGCCCCAGGCGGATAACCAGTTCATCCCATTTTTCCCGGAGTTTTGCCGGACTCATGATGTTTTTTACCCAGAACGAATCCCGCTGGAGACGCCCAAACATTTCACAAATTTGTCTGTGAGTTCTGCCATCCAGCATCCGCATTGTGCGAACGTCATTGGCCCATGCTGTCCAGTTGGGTTCTTTCGGTCTAGTGATCTCGCCATCATAGCTGGCCGCCTGCTCGTAAAGACTCACGATTCGTCCCCAGATCCACTGTGCGCACACCAAATCTTCCTGACTTCCCCACTGGCGTTTTTTCGCACTGAACACAACCGCGTCAGGGTGTCGGGTTAAAAAATCCTGTTCAGCCGTCTGCGGGTCCGGTTGCGAAGCGTCCGGACAAGAAGATCTTTTATCTGACGGATCAGGTTTTAATACTGACGGATCGGGGTCAATCATCGGCCCCCTAATCGGCAGTTTTTTATCAACAGTTGATCCATCAAAATTTGACGGGTCAACCGTTGAGGGGTCAATATTTGACGGGTCAACTGTTAACGGGTCATTTTTTGCCGGGCTAATTTTTCTTTTCGGTTTATATGACTCACGCGCCGCCGCCGCAGCTGCTTCGAGTTTTTCCACATTAAGCCGATAGATATTGCTTACATTACGCCCACCGACCTTACGCTCTTCCTTCGTCAGCCAGCCCTCTTTCGCCAGTTCTGCAATAGCCGATTTCACTGTGGATTCACTTCTTGCACCGATCTGACGCCGGATAGTTTCAATGGCAGGCCATGACACGCCCTCGTCATTGCTGTAGTCTGCAAGACGGGCCATAACCGCCACCCTGGATAAGATCATGCCGGTGAAGGCGCACCCTTCCCAGACAAGACCATGAAGCTTGCTGCTCATAAAACCCCCGAACACCGTGCTTTTAGTGCATCACCACAGCATTCCCTGCCGGGCCGCCGCGATTCATCTGGTCATACAAAACAACCGCTGACGCAACAAAATCATCGACATCCTTCCCCAGCCGATCCCTCCGTTCGACGATCTCACGGTAATATTCAGAACTGTGGCTGCGCATACGGGCCACCAGCAAAGGCGGCATCGCCTTTTCGATCGCCGGTAACAGAGCCTGCATTTTTTCAACAGCATCAGGGGTGTCTTTCTCTACCCAGCGGAAAATTTTCTGGGTATTGCGAGCCAGGGCTTCCGGATGGCTGTCGTCATACAGTTCCGGGAACGTCATACCCAACTCAAAATAAGCCTGGGTTATTCCAGCTGCTGGAACTTTTTCGCCATCAGGACGCGCCCAGGCATTCATCGCCATGCGGATGTGTTCATGCTTGATTTTCATGAATCAAGCTCCTAGAAAGTGGTTGTGTTAACGTTTTGGTATCTTCCAGCTCGGGCCAAATATTCATCCAATCAAAAGGCCTTAGTTGCTGACGTGTAACTTCACCATTACTGGCTCGCTCAATAAGGACACATAACGATGCCCCTAACACTTGACCTTTACTCAATGCCTTTCTTAGATAACCGATGCTGGTACCACACTCGCATGCAAACATACGCTGTTCATCTGACGAAAGAGAATTGAGAAATATTCTTAATTCTTCCATAGCTACTCCTTAGTAAACACAGCAAAGAATACCCACAGGTAAACAAAAGTCAATACCCACAGGTTGTTTACCTTGCGGTAATCGCATCTATTATTTACCTATGGACAAATATGAATTTAGACGACAGCAACTCATCAAAATTCGTGATGAGAAATGCGATGGTAAAGCGGTTAACGTAGCCAGAAAGATCGGGCGCGAGCCTTCTTATGTATCAAGAATGTTGTACCCAGAGGGGAAAAAGGGAAAAAAACGGATCGCTGATGATATGGTGGAGATTATCGAAGAGTCCTTTGGGTTACCCCGGGGATGGATGGATGGTATCGTTTCATCATCAACGAACACAGCCTCCAGTTATGAAACAAGGGTTCTAACGCCACGACAACGTATTTTTTTAGATCTCTTAGACGAACTGCCAGAAAGTGAAGCGGATAAATTATTAAAAACTCTTGAAGAGAAAAAACAGTATTACAATATGATCTACGAAGAAATCCGTAAAAAGAAAGCACAAAACGCATCATAGCTCACCAAACAACTAGTCACCAGTTAAGACACCGCAAAAATTTACCCGTGGGTATTTACTTTTTAAATACCTATGGGTATCCTTATTTTCATACCAACCCACCCCGCCCCACAGAATGCAGGGCAATACTTCGAGTTACCAGGCAGTGGTCAGGGGTTAAGTAGCCAGCCCGAGGCGTAAGAACATGACGGCAGGGTTCAACTTTAATAACTATGCAGCAGGTTTTTGTTCCGCTCCCCCGGCGTTAAGGGGAAATGAGGTCAGCATGGATACTATCGAGCTTGGCAACAGCGAATCTCTGGTATGCGGCGTGTTTCCCAACCAGGACGGCACGTTTACCGCGATGACGTATACCAGAAGCAAAACGTTTAAAACGGAAGCTGGCGCGCGTCGCTGGTTAGCAAGAAACTCTGACTGATGAAGGTTAGTAATTAAAGAGTTCTCCACAGGCGAAGTGGAATACGTTCGCCGGACACGGGTAAGCATTCGGCATGCTCTTTAACAATCTGGGTATTCCTAACCACAAAGGAATCGCATCAATTTGGATTTTGCAGACAGTTTCTCTTGTTGTTCTACGGAGATTCCTATTTTGATCTGGGTTTTTAAGATTGCGATATCTTTAAGCGACGACCAAATATTATCATCTGTTTTTTCCAGGAGCTTTAACTGCATTTTCAATTCCGAATCGGAATATTTTTCTGCATCATCATAAAGCTGCAGATATTCTGCGGATTTTCTCATTGCGTTACCTGACTTTTGTCCGAATCCGTAAATCGTTTGAACGGTTGCTATCACAACAATGAGAACTCCAGAAACTTCAGGAATAAATCCACCAATGACAGATGAACCGAGGATAATACTCACCACTGAGAAAAGTTTATCGAGACGACCAGTCGCTACAGAGAATAGTTGTTCAAGAAAATAACCATATAAAACCCTGTCAAGAATATCATCCCGGTCCATATATCATCACCTGCTTGTTTGATTGTTGCTGTTCCCCCTCT